GTCCAGTGCTCGGGGCGACAGGTAGCTGGAAACGGCCGCGCAGGGGCGACCCCCCGGCGCAGCGGGTAGGGCTTTGATGCTCATGGAAATACCTCAGGTATTGGCCGGATCGGCCACGATGTCCTTCAGCCATGCCGCCAGCGCGTTGCGGGCCTGCTGGTCTACGGTTGTGCTGCCCAAGCTGTCCAGCGGTGCCATGGCGGTCTGTACGGTCAGAACGGCGGCATTGCCACCCATGGCGGCACGGTCTTCCAGTTCGCGCACTTCATCGCGGGTCAGGATGCCGTTGTTGACCATCACCGAGTAGAACGATGCACGCGCGGCGCTATCAGATCGGAGCAGCCCTTCGACGGCGAACTTCGGGTAGAAACGCAGGCGGTCGGCCGGGCTCATCAGGTCTTTCATGATCGATTGCTCGATCCTCTTGAGCCAAGGTCCGAGCGTGAAAGTCAGGAAGCCGATCATCTGCTGTTCGATCCCGGTCCCCCAACTGGTGGATTTCTCGGTGTGGCCAACCATCCATGGCGGCACACGGAACCAACGGCAGATCTCTTCGACCGAGTACCCGCGCGACTCGAGCAACTGAGCATCCACCGGCTTGATGCCGAGCGTGCCGACCTCCATGTCGGCTTCCAGAATTGCCGGCCGGCCTGCATTGATGGCGCCAGAAAGCCGCCCCTCGATCAGCTCGCGCGCTTCCTCGCGCTGTTTGGGCTGCAGGACCTTGGGATACTTGAACCACGTCGTCGGCATCAGACCACGTTTGAACGTCCCAGCGGCGGAGTCTTCCGTGGCCAGCGCAGCACCGAACACGTGCGCGCCGTACCAAATCACGGATACACCCGTCTTCCCATCCAGCGACCATCCTGGAATCGTCCAGATGCGCGAAGCGGGGATCTGGCGCTGGCGGCCATTGTCTTCGGTGTAGCGATATTCCTTGGTTCCATCTCCCCGGCGGCTGATATTCAACCGTGACGGACACAAGAAGTTCAGCCCTACGACACGTTCACCCACCATCAGCTTTTCGCAGCGCGCATTGCCGCGCAGCAGCATCGCTGCCACCGCTGCTTCCCAGAATACTGAACTGATCGTATCTGCATTGGGCTGCAGACCGAGTATGAAATCCAGCGGGTGCTGTGGCGCCGGCCTGCGGCCAGCGGACGTACGCTCGTGCATTCCCAACGGCAGGGTGGCGATTGTTTCCGAGATCAGGCGGGCGCAGGCCCACACCGCAGACAGGCGCAGGATATTTTGATCAGTGACATTGATCCCGGCCGAGCTGGTCACGCCCAGGCGCGCCCAGGCAGCGCTATCGCTAAGTCCGAAGGGCGCACCCAGCCAGCCGAGTACAGCGGCGCGCAAGCGGCCAACCTTCCGTGCGTTTTGCTTCATCCGACCACCGGTTTATTGAACATATCGGACAGATCCTGCGGCACGTGTACCGCGGCCCTGCTCATTGCCATCACGGTCGCCACCAGCGGATCGATCCGTCCATTCACATTCGACCGCTTCTTGTCAGGCCGGAAATTGCCATTGCTGTCGAACAGCAAAGCTGTATTGCTGGCCGCCCAGCGCAACACCGGGTTGCCCCCGTGTCGTAGCCGGCGGCTGTACACCAGTTCCTCCAGGCGCTTGGCGCCGGGATGCATGCCGCCGGTGTTCTGCGGCACCTCCACCAAAGGAATGCCGGCATCGGCCAATTGGTTAACCAAGTGCGTCGCATTCCATTTATCGAAGGCCAGTTCGACCAAGTCGAACTGCTCGGGCAGCGACACAATGAGCCGGCGCATAGGCTCGTAGTCGGTCACATCGCCTTCGGTTACCGTCAGGTGTCCTTGCTTTTCCCAGTGTCCATAGGCCGCGGCGTCATCCTTGGCTCGCTCCACGACCGTGGTGCGCGGGCAGAAGGTCCACACCAGCACGTACCATTCGGTTTCGCCGTCCAGAGGCGGGAATACCAGTGAAAGCGCCGTCAGGTCGCGGGTCGCCGACAGGTCCATGCCCCCGTAGCAACGTCGACCGCGTAGCTGTAGCGCATCGAAGCGCTTTCCACCTTTGTCCCATACCCCCATGTCGAACCAACCGTCGGCGCTGTTGCACCAGACGTTCAAATCTTTAGTCTTGAAATTGGCCAGAGCCGAGGGCAATGCCGCAGCCTTGCGGGCCACTGACCGCATGTAATCCCAGGTCTTGGACCGACCAAGCCCCGGGTTCGCCTTCAGCCACATGCGTTCATCGAAAATGTCGTCGCCTTCGTCGAGGGTGTAGATGTAGCCAAAGAACGAATCATCGTCGCGAACCCCCTCCAGCACCTGAACCAAATAGGTTCGTACCGACATGCAGATGCCTTCGAGCAGAAAACCCGCGGTGGTAATGGCCGATTGGAGCGGCTGCGCGCGCGCCCCCATCGCGGATTCCATAACCTCCCAGACCTCTGGCGTCTTGTGCGCATGTAACTCGTCCACCAGCGTCGCGTGCGGATTCAACCCGTCCAGTGATTCCGCGTTGGCGGGCAATGGTTTGAAAACTGCAGCGTCGCAGCTGATCTGCTCCTGATTCTTGCCGTCGTGGATTCTGAAGCTTCGCGCCACGCCAGCAGATCGCCGAGCCCAGCGCCGGATGTTCTCCAGTGCCACCCGGAAAATCGCCATCGCCTGTTCGCGGGTCGTCGCGATGGTATAGACCTCCGCGCCGATTTCTCCGTCCATCATGAACAGGTAGGCGCCCTGAGGCCCTTTCCACGTCGACTTGCCGTTCTTGCGGGCCACTTCCTCGTAGCCCGTCTGGAACCGCCGCAGTTGCGTGCCAGCGCGCAGCCAGCCGTACAGCACTGCCGTCCAGAACTTCTGCCATGGATCCAGGATGATCGGTGTCCGCGCCAGCGGACCTCGGATATGGCAGAAGAACTTCTCGATAAACGAGATCACATGCCAGGCCCGCGCTGGAGAAAACTCCAGGCCACGCGCCGTGGCGGTCAATAGATCTTCGTAATGTCTTGCCACCGCCAGGTACGTCAGCCGGCCCACGAGGATTTCCCCTCGCAAAACCGGCACGCCGTACGTCAAATCCCACTCGTTGCCCGCCAGCGGC